TCATCAGGGTCAAACATATCTTGTGAAGCATAAGTGTGATTAGTCGCAACTAATCCTACATTATGACTACCAAACATGTTTACACAGTTACGAACAAGACTAGTTAATGCCTTAGGCTTGCGACCCATGTCACCCTTCATATCGCCTGCTTCAAACTGATTGACATCAGTTGGAGTCAGCAACATGCCAAGACTGTCAATGATGAATAGAACTTTCGGCTTATCGTCTTGCGGAAGAGTCTTGTAACTCTTCATAAACTCGCTGATAGTTTTAGCAACATCATCAATCATTGCCATGTTAAGTTTAAGCAACTTGCTTTCATCAGTATCGACACCAAGTGCCTTCAACCAATCTTCATCTAGTGCATTCTCAGTATCGACCAATACAACAAAGATACCTTGTTGTTGTGCATGACGAACTAAGTTGCCTGAACAAATGTATGATTTGCCTGAGCCTGATTCGCCGGCAAATACAGTTACCTTACCTAGTGGGACTCCCTTGTTAAAGTCTCCGCTAATAAGATAATTGAGAGCGTGGTTACCGGTACTGACCCAATCAGTAGGATCATTGAAACCAATACTGAGACCTTCAATACTTTTGGTAATATCTTTACGAAATTTGCTAACATCGAATGGTTTTGCCATATTACTTACTACCCTTCAACGTAACAACAATATCTTCACAATTGATAGACTTGAGCCAAGTATTCAAACGTGTGACAACAACATTGTTGTCTTTGGGGTTATCAAAATTGATATTACAGTCCATGACTGTATCACCGCTATCTGCTTCGCGGCTGCTATAATTGAGAGAAAAACTCTCATTGATTTTAATTTCATTGATTTTAATTGTTTTTGCCATTTTAGTAATCCTCATAATCTCTTTGATAGTCTATCATTAAATGCGATTTTGTCAAGCATTTCTGGACAACTGTCTGCGATACGATCAAGTTCATAGTCATTTGGAAAATGTCTTAATGCACCACGGGCACGGTCACGGACGATGCTCGGCACCCTAGGCGTCTTGCCCGGATCGCATAATTCTTCTAGTAATTTCTTTCCTTGCTTTAGTGCGCGGAATCTTTCGTCTGGTAGTGTCATGGTAGGTCTCCTATGAAAAGAAAGAATGGGGAGGAGTTACCCTCCCCATTTCAAATTAACCCTTCTGTTGACGGCTACGGATCATCGCTAAAATGTCTTGTGCCTTGTCGCTAGAAGTACTCTTAGGAACTACTACTGGATCACTATTCTCTTCTGGTTCATCTTCCTGAACTACTGGCTTCTTGGCAGAAACACTCAATGTAGTAGTCTCAGTAACATGAGGTTCTGCGCTAGCAACACCAGCCGGAGCCTCAAGACCATATGGACGATAGTATGCGCCCCACTTGTCATTGTCATAAGGCTTACCATCTACTGAAGCCTCAAACATTTCTTTGATGACACGCAGTTCGCTTTCGCTAGGCTTCTTGGGTAAGAAGTCTGCAAGATTGAAAAGACCATGTGCTTCGATAGCAGCCTGCTCTGCTTCAGTCAACGGAGTCTCTTTGCGAGCCCAGTTGCTAGTAGAGTAATCAGCATAACCACCCTTGCTGGTCTTCTTAACGTTGAAATCAGTACCATTCAAGAAATCAGTTGGGATGTTTTCCATATCTGGATCCATCAAACTTGACTTGATGATAGTAAAAATTTGTGGGCTGATAACGAATCTACGAATCGGATTCGCAGGAGTCGCATCATTGCCGATTGGGTTCTGACGAACAAAACCTTGAAACAGATAACTACGCTTCTTCCAATACTTGTTTGCCATTTCTTTGAGAGTATCGTCTTTATACCAAGGACGAACTTCTGCCAAGATCGGGCAGTTGTCTCCATACATTTCTACGCATGGGACTTGAACGATAACTTGCTTTGCATTTGGATCACCCTTCACGCCATTGAAAGGCAACTTGATGATCTGACGTTCTACCCAGAAAAATGTGTTGCTGTTGTTTGCGTCTGGAAGGAAGCGAATAGTAGCAGTTGTACCTTCTTCCATGTTCCAGTGTGGGTAGATTGCGTTATCTGATTGGGTGCGTTGACCCTGACCTGTTTTCTTACTTTCTTGTGCCGCGAGACGGGCACGGATATCTGCTAGACTTGCCATTTTGTTTCTCCTTTAAAAAATGCCTAATTTGAGCCTAAATGTGTTTTATGTTTTGTTGTCGGAGACAACTAACACATGATGACATTATACACTAACGTCATCGTGTGTCAATAATACTTATACCCTATTGAAGAGTAAAATATATTAATTTATTGAGTATTGGGTGAATTACTTCAAGCCAGCCAAACGTTTGATATCTTCAAACTCACGACTTTCGCTTGTACCAACTAATTTACCTACAGCGCCTTTTGGTCCTACTTTTTCAGTTGGGCCTAATTGACCTACACGCTTTTGGTCAGCATCTAAATCTTCTGCTACTGCGGGTGCTGTTTTTCTTCTTGCTACTTCGGCTTTAACTGCGGCCGTAACTGTTGGACCCAAGTCTGTTCTTGCGGCAGCTTGCGCCAATGATTTAGGATCCATTGCAACAAGGTCTTTATTCATTTGTGCAATTTCTTGAGGAGAAAAATCTACAGGATCACCTGCGGCCGGTGCCGCTGGCTTTGCTGCCGGGGCTACAACCTTTTTAGTCATATCCATTGTGCCGCCCTTTTTCACCATTCCCGGTGCTGCCTTTGCCGCTACTGGAGCCGCCGCAGGTGCTGCCGGTGCAGTTGCCGGTTTCTTGAACATACCTTTAGCCTTGTTAATCATATTACCAACAATGCCTTCATCCATATCTGCTTCACTAACTTCATCTTTTGGTACAGCCATTCTTGGCTTACCATGTTGTGCGTGTTTTGGGATACCGGCTTTCTTTTGTAAGTCTTTTAGTAACTCTTCATCGCCGGGTGCTATGTAGTCAGCAACTTTCTTGCCGACCTTTTTAAGTGTATCAACTACGCCTTCATCAACACCACCTAATGATTGTTCAACTTGTCTGACCCAACCACTAACATCACTTGAACCAATTTCGTCAACGTCACCAACACCATTTGCTACATCGTCAATAGCATACATAACTTTAACAGGGCCGAACTTCTGTAACAAATCTTGGCGTTGCATTAGTATTCTGCGAGTGATTGCGCCGGCTACTGGATCGTCCCTATCTTCTGCTAAACCAAATGCTTTAAGATTTTTTTCTTCAGTATCATCATTGTGTGCTAATGTTTCTGCACCCGGTGCTTCATCAATCATTTCAAGGTCTTTTACTCTAGGATGATTTTCTTCACCTTTCACTATACCATATGTAGCAACATTGTGTCTTTTTACACCCCAATGTTTTGCTGCTTTTGTTGCCGCTTCTACTGGGCTACCTGCTTTTACTTTTACGTCCGGCTTTCTACCGCTAGGATATCTTGCGACATGTATACCAGAATGATATGCTGGTAAATCTCCTTCTAACATTTCATCGGCAGGTACTGCCAATGTTTTTGTGGTTTCATCTTCTACTTCGGTAATTGATTCTGCCCATTCGTCTAACTCTTTAACGACTGTCATCTCTGTGACATTTTTTGACAGTCTTTTTAGTATAGGCATCACGCTTTCAATACGTGGATCTAATGTCTCTTGCACAAACAATTCGTTCAATGAAATATCATCGTCTGATTCTTCATTGAGTACAGGTGTATAACTTTCAAAATACTTGTTGTAACCACGATGACTTGCCATGCCCTGCAATGTCATACGTAGTGTGTTGTAATGATTTAATCCTTCATTGACTAATGCCAATGCTGATTCATTGAACTGTCCATTACGTGTGGCACGAACAAATCCTGCCATCTGTGAATATTCTTCTACTAATGTAGTGATATGACGACCTTTGTCATCATAAGGAGTGCCGCCTTCTGCGATATGGCGTGCATATACTCTTGCTAATCCAGGACGGTTAGTTGGTAGTAGGAAACGCTCACCTTCTAGATTCTCAACGAAAATCTTAGCGATGTTACGGAAACGCTGTTCACCTTCTTCAATCTGGCGCGTGTGTTGTAATATGATTTTTACTTCTGGCACGTTATCGCTGTAACTTGCTTTCTTACCCATTGGGTGATAGCCCTCTAACATATTTTCTTTTTTGTTCATAACAGTCCTCTTTTTCATGTCCCCTAATAATCTATCTTTATTGGAAACATCAAATCCTAATAATTTACGTTGTGACCAGCGTTTTAAAAAATGCGCAAATGTCTCAAAGTCTTTGTGTTCTGTAAACTTGTCATCTATATACAATACTAGATTGTTACCCTCTACTGTAGCCCATGCATTGATCTTTTCACCATCTTCACCGGTAACCGTAAATCTAAAAACATCTGATTCTTCTATATCATCTGTAGGATCGCCCTTGCTATCTAGGCTTATGGGGTCATAACCCCTGCTTCGCAAGACATCGTGTAATTCTCTGTTTAGTGTATCGTAATTGACTGGCATATGTATATTTAGTCTTCTAGTTTAACTTATGACAGCAAAAAAGGGCAACGGTTGCACGAATTCCTCATGGTCACGCATATGGCCTTCGATATCTTGATGGAATTCTTGTAATTGCTGTAGCATTCTAACTATCAATAGTGAGGCCATGACAAGATCATCATTTTCCCCCACTTTGGCAGCATAACTGCCGCCTAGTGCCACAAACGTTTTTAGTTCACTTATCAATGGGCGACTGTATATTTTCATCTTTTTAGACTCTAATAAGGTCTTAAATTTGGCACAAGCAGTCAGTTTGACTTTCTGAGTGGTATTGAATCCCCTGCGCTTTTTACCGTATTCGCTGAAGAATATACCCGGGACATTGGTTTCCCCGAACTCGTTTAATGATATCAATGCCGCTTCGCCTATGCTGTTGTTTTCCAAACTGTAGTATAGGTTGTTAGGCTCACCTGTACATTCTACGATATACTTGTTGATTTCTGCTAATAGTTTAATCTGTTGCGGAATCTCTGTCTTATTGTGTTTCCACTCACCTATCTGTGTAGTAGTGTTCGCTTCAAAAATCTGTATGGCAGCAGGGTCACCACCAGTACCAAGACTTGGATCTAATCCTACAACATAGATGTTACCTTTGGTAGGCTTCTTGTACCAACGTACTTGTCCCATACGACTTAATGGTTCCACACCTTCAAGTTGTATGAGTGTATTAGGATTGATCAATGTCTCATCTGCGATAATAAACTCACAACCGATCTCTCGGTTGAAACGATCAAGACCTAACTGGCTCTTGATCTCTTCAGCCCACTTTTCATCACGACCGGGCTGTTCATGCCAATATGATCTATATGATTTGAATCCGTTCACACCTACATCTGTCTTGTTGCCGAACTCATCTTCAGTCTTGTTAGCACCTTTCCATATCAATGCGAACTGATCTTCGTCACTGTTCGGGGTACTTGTAATGATAGCCTTACCACCAGTCGCTAGAGTTGGTGTGATAGAAGTCCAGAACTGTTCTGCGATTGTTGGTCTTACGAATGCGAACTCGTCAAGATATAACAATGAGATAGACATACCACGACCAGTATTTTCAGTTGTCGTGGCTGATACGATACGGCTACCATTATCAAAGAATAGTGATCCTTTGTTGTATGTTGCTACACCTGCTTTGATATGCATAGGACATGCTTCATAAGCATATCGTATGCGTTGCATGATTTCTTGCGCACCTGCATATTTGTGTGCGGCAATCAGAATAGTTGAGTCAGGGACAAACATCGCATACCACAACAGATATCCAGCGGCACTTGTTGTCTTACCACTCTGTCTAGGCATGAGTGCTATACTATATCTGTACTTGTGATAAGTATCGATCAATCGTTCTTGATACTTATAGGGATGATACAACATGCTACCTCTAGTAGGATGTTGTATGTAAAAAAAGTTATCCATAAAGTACAGGTACCCTAATTCAGGGTCACAGCACTTCACAAAATCGTCAAGTTCTTTATCTGTACTAAAGACGGTTTTAGTATATGGATCTTTTATAAGAGTTGATCCGTTGTTCATAAATTTATTTATGAACTATTCAAGTCATAAAGAACTTATATTCGTTTGCCTATTTAAGATATGTTTTACAGCATCAATAATATAATCTTTATTATCAAAATCTTCTTTAATAAATGTAAACATTAATTGTCTCACATGAAATCTGGCTTTAGGAATAGTCAAAGTGTTGTTCTTTACTCCGTTAATAGCAGACAAAATTCTTCTGGCTAAATGTCCGTCAACGCCCGAACTTGAATTGCTTATTTGTGTTAATTGAGTCATGTCCATGATATTGTCCTCTCTATTATTTAGTATTTTATACAACGAAACCCGGCTTGTATACAGTTTTTCCGTTTTCTTGAACAGCAGTCAATATCTGTCTGCGGTTGTTCCCTTCACAGTAACTAGCATGTACCCAACCACTGTTAGGGCCTTCTTTAGGATTATAGAACTCTAATATGATCTGATCGAACTCACAATTATCACTCACCCACTTTGCTAACTCCGGGTTAGGCAATCCGTCTATCTCAAAGTCTACTGCTTCTCCGTTGCAATGCTGAGATTTACTACTTCCGCCGACGGCTTTATTAAGAGCGGGGCCGCGATAGCCACTGTTAACACGAACGGGGCGACCGAAGTTATTACGAACTGGTTCAAGTATTTTCTCACAAACTTTTTGTAAATTTTTTGCATGTACTGGTCCCGGTGTGTTATCTATTCCTTTACGCATGGCAGTCTCGGAGCGTGTGAACTCTCTTAAGTTGAAATGCTCACTTAACTGCATATCAGGCGTGACTGAAAACTCTTCCGATCTTGTAGTATTTTCTTCTTCGTCATCATCTTGTCTTGAAGGAGCGGAAACTGCCACGACAGGACTTGCACCTGCTGTCCACATAAAATATTTTTTTGTTTTCTCGCTACGATCTTGAAGACCATGAGTGCCACCATTGATTCGCTTAGTCAATGATAATATAGCATTATCACTTACGCCTTGATCACATATAGCCCATAATTTATTTCTCTCAAAGAAAAAGAATGCGCTTTCAAATGCTAATTCTGTAGCAACAATGTCAGGATTGCTCATCACATCTGGTCTGCCGCAGAATTGTGCAAAGGCATAATAGTTATCTTTACCGGTCAACTGTAGTGCACCTCGACCACGATATAACCAACCATCGCCTGAACTTTCAGGACCGTTACCCATGCGACCACCATATACACGGTTAGCAATTAACTCAGGTTGTCTCGCATAACGATTTGCTATTGAATCGTCAGGAAAATATTTTCCGAATATTGATCGTAATCCGGCTGCGTTATAATTTAGATTCTCGCTGAACGCTTTGAATCCACCGCTCTCATGCGCAGTCTGTGCAAAGAAGTGTGCGGCTCTTGCTGGGCTCAATTCAAAATAAGCCATAGCAGCCTTGAAAGTGCCTGGACCCCAGGCACCATCTGCTGTTACACCTACTTTTTCTTGTAAAGCCTTTAAACTCATGCTATATGATCCTTGTCATCATCTAACATCATAGGTTCTTTGTGTGGACCTAATTCAGGTTGCTCTTGCTGTTCATCGTGTGAGTTGGGTTTACCCAACATGATACCCGACAATATACCTGTCAAGAATGTTGCTATAGGTGTTATGAGTTTAAAGAACTCAGCATCGTTTGGTGCTTGACCACCTAATGGTTGTGTGACAAAGATCAATGAGTATAGTACTACAAATACGATACCTGTCAATGTCATAGCAAGAAGAACACCGATTATGAATCGCATTCTTGCTTGTAATTCTGCTTCTGTATATCTTTTTCCGCTAAACATAATTTCCTCTTACCATTTGTTAATTTTTGTTGCACTGTTGTGACCTGAGGTCTCAACAATCGTATTCATAGTTAGTGGTCTTTCAACCTCTTCTATCTGTCCTACCATCTCTTCTGCTTTAGGTCTTTTTATTGGGTCCACTGGATTCGAATTATTCTGTTGACTGTTCTTAAATGTATTTTGTTGTACTGTAGAATTAAAGGGCTTAAACTTCGGCTTCTCAGAAGGTTTGCAATCTCCACTATTACTTATACTTTGGTCAGCCGGTTTACTAAATTTTCTCGCAAAGCCCGGTGCTTCAGGTTCGCCATTTGTTTTTTTAAATTGTTCGGCTACTGTAGGAGTGAATCCTAAAAGATCAGTTGCACAATCACCTTCTGCTTTGCAGACATCATTATTGCACATCTCTTTCCCCCAATTTTGAGGGTCTTGACATTCATAGCGGTATTTAAATTCACACCCTGCTAATAATATCAATGGTATAATTATCAAAAACTTCTTCATTTTTTCTCACCTTATTATTCTTAGTTAGTAAGTTCTTTCCAGCCCATTTTTCACAACAAATCTGCATTGGTTGCTGTATATGCTACGGCAAGTGCAATTGCAATCTGTACATCCGTGCGTACATAGACGTTTCCGGACGTTTCGTCTAATGCTAACGCTTGGTTAATGTTGCGTAAATACCACGGTGCAACGTTACTTGGATCTGGTGTAGCCATAAAAATACTCTCATAAAAATTAATCTATGAGAGTATTTATCGTTAAAGGGCTTATTACTTGATGTCTAGAGGACGATCTTTAGTTGCTACGATACAGAAATACTTCTCTTTGAATTCCTTAGGAGTACCATCGTCATTAGTGACGTTGGGGATAGCGATACCGAATTCCACTGCTTGGAAGATATCAATACGGAACCCTGTTCTCTGCAATAACGCGATCAATTGGTCTTGTCCTAAAATGCTATAATGGTTTAGATTATATTCATGCTTGCGATCACAAGCCGGGGCAGGAACTTCAATGTATATTCTGCTACCCTGCTTTAATATGCGATTATATTCCATCAAACTAAAGATAGGATATGGACTATGCTCTAATGCATGACGAAGGAATACAAAGTCTACACTCTCGTCATAGTACCCGTCTCTTTGAGGTATGAAACTTAGATCGTACTTTTTGATAGTGTGGCCTTTGCCCTCACAAATCTTGATATCACCAGGACTCAATGTGACCCCAGTCAAGTCAGTGTATCCGCGCTTTTTCATCTCGTCTAAGAAGTAGCCCGGGCCACATCCAAGATCAAGAATCTTAGCGTCTTTAGGTAAGTTTAATGGGTCGATGTATTGCTCTACAACTTTGGTTGTCAAGCCTTCATGCATCTTGCTGTCGCCCTCATCATAGATATGGGCAGTGTAAAGCCACTCGTTGTATAGTTTGAGTTTGACTAGGTCTAGTGTCTGATTGATATCGATTAAATTTTGCATGTTAAATCCTATGTTGATTTAACAATACTTATTCTCAAAATACTAGTAGATTATTTTTTATAGCCCTTGAATGGCTTTATGGGACTTTTAATATTTGTGCTATCTAATTCTTTACTTTCGTCGTCACCACTGTTTAAATCTTTATATTTTATACCTGCGGCCTTATATGCTTGTTTAAGCATGTCAGACTCGGTTTCTGTATATGCGTGTGCAGTATTGAATTTACCTGCCCAACTTTCGCCATCAATGTCGGGCACAAATGTGCCGTCAGTTGATGCTACGGCCATCATGACACGATTGAGATCGTAGGTTCTGTCAAAGTTACTATTAGCAAAAACATGCAATCCTTTTGTAGATTGTTGATGTCTTTTACTAATATCACCTACTTTCTTTTCGACTATGAATTCTCTGGCTCTCATTTTGGATAACCTTTGAATGCTTTGACCGGCGAACCTTTGTTAGTGTCTTTCATCTCTTCACTACCTGGACTGCTTACTGCTACTTTACCATGTCTGTCTACTTTTGCTAATGCTTGATCTATGACTTTGCCTACATTAGGATCAAAACTACTTACTGTAGGATGCTTGCCTAACTTACTTTCAGGACGAAACTTAGGTCTGTTTTTATCCTGCACTTTATCTTCACTACCACCCTCACCGCGAACTGCGGCTATCGCTACTCCGAAACGATAGATATCGTAGAAGTTGCTGTTGCTTAGTTCAGGTATCATATACGTATACGGTAGCGACAAGAATGCGACATCCAATCCATCGTGGACATCACTCAATTCTTGCTCTGTTAGAAATTCTCTTGCTCGCATTTTAATTTTCTGTAGTGATGAACACGTTTCCGGTCTCAGTAACTAATCCATTGCCATTTTCTGATATCATAGGAACACCCATGCCTAAATCACCTTCATATGTTATTTGATAACTGATAAAGTGCGTGATGACTACATCTTGTATAGGGCTTACTAATATTCTAACGTTGCCGCCCGAAACATCCATACCATATTGAGTCAACCAATTGCCTACGTTAGTTATTCCATAAACAGTAAACTTGACATTTGATAGATCGTTATATACCTCAGCCCCGATAAAAACCATTTGGCTGTCGTTATTATCGTCACGATAACTCTTGATCTGAAACAGTCCCATAGTGAATTCGTCTGCTGGATATTCGAAAATTGCCTGATTAGGAGCATCATTCAACGTCACTGTTTTAGCGATATTAGTGCTTGTTTGCTGTAGGTAAGCAAAGTTATTATTGATTTTTTGAAAGGCCGTTCTTAACGGATCACCTTCACCATCGTTGGGTAATGTACCTACATTTATAATTTGAATGGCCATAGTTTGGACTCCTACATGTATTTAGTCAATTGGTCATGATAAATAATGTTATGTGGATAATCAACACTCAAGGAGCAAGGTATGGACAACGTCATCAGTGAAAGTCAAAGCGCAGAGGAGATCTTGGCTTTCAAGCAAGTTAGAAAACTCAAAGGTTTCTACATTCACTTGGCGAACTATGTGTTGGTAATTGCGGTGCTCACGGTCGTCAATGCGTTAACAACCCCTAACCACTGGTGGGTTCAATGGGTCGTTATAGGTTGGGGCATTGGCGTGTTCTCTCATTGGCTTGAGATTTCCGAGCGGTTTGGCTTGCTTGGATCCAAGTGGGAGAAAGAGCAAGTGGAAAAGCGTTTGGGGCGAAAACTTTAAGATTGATTCTTTGATTCTCAAAACTTTTGAATCAAGTTTGGGGTCTAGAAGGATGTCTTGGAGCGTTTATAGATCAGGCGTATAGCGTTTCAGCATTTCTTCACGGGATTCCACTGTTCCCGTACTCTTAGTTTGATCACTGATGATTTGACCAATCGTTGGCATCGCATCAATACTTTGGTGACTTTGAACTGACCAGAGTTTGGACTCCTACATGTATTTAGTCAATTGGTCATGATAAATAATGTTATGTGGATAATCAACTGGTTACCAGAATTTATAGTCCATCTCATATTTCTAGCGGGAGTCGTGGGTACTATAGCGGGGTTCGTATTAGGATTTATACCCCTCATAAGCAAATATAAACTACCCATACAGATCATAAGTCTGCTACTATTAAGTCTAGGCGTATACCTCGAAGGAGGCCTAGCAGAAAAGGCTAAATGGGAACTACGTGTAAAAGAGATGGAAGCAAAAGTCGCTCAGGCTGAGACCAAATCGGCTGTAGTCAATACAGAGATCGTTGAAAAAGTAATCACTCAAAAGCAAGTAATCAAGGTCAAGGGCGACAAAGTAATCGAATATATAGATAGAGAAGTCAAAGTCTTTGATAACACTTGTACTGTGCCTGAGATGGCTATCAAAGCACACAACATGGCTGCTAAAAACGAGGCTCCGTCAGAGGATAAGAAATGAGTAAAAAACTACTGTTATTTTGCGTAACCCTCTGCACTTTACTGCTAGCCGGCTGTTCGACTACTGTACCGGTAAAGCAGAAATTTCCCGACGTGCCTGCGGTATTGATGGAAAAATGTGAGCCGTTAGATACTATAGATCAACCTAGCATAGTTTTCAGCGAGTTCTTAAAGACTGTCACTAAGAACTATACAAAGCATCATAGTTGCAGTAAATTATTAGAAGGCTGGCAATTGTGGTATATTGAACAAAAGAAGATCAGTGACGAACTTAACAAATAGTGTTATAAAAGTTCTTTACTTGTTCGGCGATATATTCTACTTCACTATCTGTCAACTCAGGATATATAGGTAAACTCAATAATCCCCTCGTCAACATAACACTAGTGCTTAACATATCAGGTTTAGACAAATCTCTAGCGATAGGATATTCACTTAGTGCTTTTTCATAATGAATCTTTGTTTCTATCTGTTTATCCCCTAGATACATTTTCAATCCGTCTCGCTTTTCAGTATAGATAGCAAATTTTTGATCTGCATGTACTAGATGATCTTTACTCAAACAATGAAAAGGTAGATTTTTGAATTCGTCTAGATAATAATGTCGTATCTCTTTCCTACGCCACTGCCAGTTATCTAAATGCCTTGCTCTGACAAGTATCTGCGCACATTCTTGCTCACTCATTCTGCTGTTGGTTCCGTGCGTTTCGTGTTCATGTTTCCCATTACTGCGATAACTGTATGCAAAGTCCCATAATTGCCTATCATTGGTAACTATCGCACCACCGTTACCGCTAGCAGGCAGATTCTTAGTAGGGTCAAAACTGATAGCCATACCATCACCGATGTTATCAGCAACTAACCAATGTTGTGCCCCGTCTACGATTGTCGAATTGAATATACTGCTACCACTTGGATTAGCCCCATACAATCCTACTAAGCAGACAGAATTTACTACATCATCAAGTTCATCTTCTTTATGTTTTATCAAGCCATTTTTATCTGTGTCTACTAACTCTATCTCCCAACCTGCGTTCACGAATGCATTCAATGTTGCGATATAACTTATATTAGGAATCTTTACTTTAGGAGTTATATCAAACATCGTTTTATAGGGTTCAAGATGAAATCTTGCTATGATCTCTAATGCTTGTGTACCGCTATGGACCGTCAATGCATATGAAGTTTGTGTTTTCATAGCCAACCAAGTTTCAAATTTACTTGTGAATTGACCATTCATCAATTCTCCGGATTTCAATACTTGATCAGTAGCATCAAGCAACTCATTTCTGATATTGCGATATTGTCTGGCCAATCCAAAATGAGGTATGTTATGCATAGTGTTTTATAGCCTCATATAATTCTATATTATTATTTTCTAAAGACATGTTTCTTATATTATCTAGTGCGGTGTTGAATTCTAAAAAATCTTTTATTTTTGAAACATCTAAACTATCTTCATAGCATTTGCCCTTCAATGCATTGATAGTATTCTTGAACTGCTGTGATTGATATTGACACTTCTCCAACATCCACATATAAACTTTTCTATAGCATTCTATCTTATATTCTTTAGGCAGATACACGATATTGTTGTATTCAGGCATGAACACGAATCCAGGTCTTATGTCGATAACTTGTTTTTTATGTTTCCTGTTGAATGATTCAAAATATTCAAACATATCTACTAACTTATTGAGATTCAATACTTGTATGACAGGCCCTGCACGTAACGTGATATTGTTACCCAACGATAACAGATCATTGATAGTCTTATCTACCGTTTTAAATTCTGTTGGGTATCTTATATAAGTAGCCAGATCACCAATAGCATCTATGCTCATCTGTATGATTACTTTATTGAATCTTTTAATGAGATCATAAAATTTATAATTGGTATTAGTCATGTTAGTATTGATGATCAATGTCACTTTACTGTTTTGACCTGTATCTATCAAACGTTGCATGATATCATAGTTCTTTTTTATAAGTGTAGGTTCTCCGCCCGTCATGTATATCGTGACTAGATTGCTTATCTGTGGATTTATGTTATCATCGAATGTTTCTGTTTCAAACCAATCTTTAACGGTTATCTCATTTTTGAGATAAAAGCGATCTAATACTGGCAAAGGATTCTGAATAAATTCTTCTTCTATCATGCTACTATTTGCAGGGCTACACATCCTGCATTTTAGATTGCACTGATTGCCCAACCTTATGTCTAGATATTGTATCTTTAATTCTGCTTGGGTGTCTGTGAAATTTTGATTAGAAAAAAGATCATTGTTTATTAATCTACGACTTTCTCTACCGTACTTCTCGTTACTATAGCAAGTCTCGCATCCAGGTATATATTCCCCATCAAGCATTTTCTGCCTGAGATTTTTGTAGAAATTACTGTTATAGATAGTGTCTAGTTTATCAACACCTAGATTATACGTAGAGCCGTCATCTTTAAGTATCTTATCGCTACTCACGCAACATGGTCTTAATGATCCATCAGGATCAGTAGTGATTCCTAACCAGGCAAGAGAGCAATAAGATCGATTCATTCAATTTTTTGAATCCAAAACTGGCTATTACTTAGCCACTCGTAGTATTTTTGAAAGCCTTCTTCTACATCGACTTTAGGATCATAACCAAAATCACGTTTGGCTGCGTCAATGTTCAATGCACCGCGACTGGGGAAGTCAGCATCCTTATCACGCACATTGATTGAACCTTTACCCACGATCTTGACTGCCAATTCAGCGGCCTCAAGTAGTGTACGGCTATGGCTCTTTGTGATGTTATATGTTTTATTGTTAGTGTTTTCACTTAGTGCGGCTGCAACAATGCCGTCAGCGGCATCGGTAACGTAGGTGAAGTCGAGGGTCTCTCCGGCTCCATTAACATTAAGCACACCTCCGCGCATTGCTGTAAGCATGAACTTCGCAATAACTCTATCTTCAACGTCAAGTGGGCCGTATACAGCACTAGGACGAATGATAGTATGCTTAAAACAACCTCGGCGCGAGTAATCTTTGACAAGCCATTCTCCTGCTAATTTCATGATGCCATATTGTCCTTGAGGATTACAATTAGCATCTTCCGTCACATCATCAGTAAAGTCACCGTAGACCATACTTGAACTGATATAGATGAATTTCTTAACACAACCTAGTTTGCTTTCTTCTAATAGATTGAGCAAACCTTCGCTCATAACCTTAGCACCATACGGTGGATTACTGTTGACAACTTTCTGTCTAGGAAAACTTGCCATGTGTATAACGATATCAGGCTGAAATCTTTTAAAGACTTGATGCATCAAGAACCTGTCGCTGATGTCGAACTTGACATTCTCGACAATGCCGGTC